GAGTTCTGCCCGTGCTAACTTGCGAGTGATAGTGTCTCTGTAACAGCTAGATACTGATCGTTCCATTGTTTGCTCCTCTCCCTTGTTAGTGTGTATCTGTATGCTTGTCTATACTCAGTATGGCAGACTACAGCACAGAGTCAATCCCCAATTTTAGCACATACGTTCTATTATGAATATTTGTTCACAAATTATTGACATAGTATACGACTAAACACACATTATGCAATGCTTACATGAATATTCTGTCATGTAAAACGGCCCACAATATGAATTTCTGTTAATGTGCTTGCTATTATTTCACAAGTGCCGCTTGACGATAACGCGTAAATGCGAACAGGCGTTCTATGGCCTTAGCGCCTCGCGGTGGCGTTTCCAGAGCACACCACGCTAGATTACACCTATTAATCTAATTGCCCGCTAGACACGCCCTGGGCGAACCTAACGGCTTTAGCACAGACGTTCTATAGGGGGGGCATCATGCAACACGCAATTATAACATGCGACAGATGCGGTAAGATACTTAATGTCAATAGGCAACGCGTAATAATAGAGCGGTATACTGACGGGCTATGTGCAGGGGAGCGCGCGTACTGTGCGCGGGGCATGATGTAAGGTGTGTGCGACCACGCGGGATACAGGTACACGGAGGCAATATCAGCAGGCGCAGCCGCCGTATGAGTAGATGTGTCAGATCACGTACTATGTAGTGGCGGCGCGCGTAATACTTGACTGGTATGAGCGAGAGAGACGTTTATGGATATGATAAACATCATTCAGAACAACGGGAGAGCAATATGCCGTGGGTAAAGGGGCAGAGCGGCAATCCTGGCGGCAGGCCAAAGCGTGAGAGATCGCAGGCATACTGGAATATACTTATAACTACTCTCACCAATGAGGCGTGGGAGGAGATTGTCGAGAAAGCTATAGATCAAGCGAAGCGCGGCGATAAGCACGCGCGCAAGTTCTTAGCAGACTACGGCATCGGGACGCCGGAGCAGCGACTCGCTCTTTATGGTGGTGACGGCGGCGCTATCGAGGTAGAGTATGTCAACGACTGGCGCGAGGGCCTGCCAGAGTAGCTTAATGGCGTCGTGGTGCAATTTTAGGTCTACCTTGATAGATTGGTACCTATTCGCGTCGTAAACGCCACCACGGGCCACAGGGCTTGTCTAAGGGCAAGCGCGCTTGGGGCATAGCGCGTGCGGGCGCGCCACAGCATTGCATAAGGTACATAGTGCGAACTAGAACGGATGTTCTATGTGCGGTGTAATGTGGTATCTGGTGCTACCGCTGCGCCGTCGGAGGGGTCAGGCATCGACGGGGGAACGGGGCGGGGGGCCACGAGCTACGCTTGACATAACTTTAAGATCATTCTCTGCGAGCGTGTTCGGGGCTAGCACTCCTTTTGTAGAAAAAAGAAAAAAAAGAAAAACCTTGAGTTATCGTTGGGGGGGGGTGTAGTGGGGTCCCGCGGGCCTGTCAAGCCAGAGACCGCGGGTTCGGGGCCCGTCGTCCCCGCTATGGTTGGGGTTATCCTTTTATTGACATACACACAGAGATATGTTATACTTATCAACTGAGTGGTTGGGACTCCATTTTGAATGATACGATAGGGGGGGGGATATGTGGGAATTCGATATAATCAGCTATCTGATAGGGATTGCTGTGGGTGTTCTGCTTATCTATCTAGGACAATGGATAGCTCACAACATGTTTGAATAAACGGGGGGGGTAACGTGAAACTGCGCAAACTACGCTGGGAGACATTTGATAGTCACTCTTGTTGGGGTTTGTGGGCAACCCGGCACACCGTTGAGCGTGGGGCCAGGACGGGCACGTGGTACATAGTATATAAGGGGCGTGACAGGGAACATAATGCCCAGCCCATTGCCACTATTGAGGACATCACACACTGTCCATATTGTGGATGTAGTTTGACATAACACATTAGTCACCATACTACATATAGTAGGTAGATGGCAAAAGGCAAGCTCCTGGGTTAGGGGTGCAAGGTAATCGTATCCACATATAGTGGTATAGTTCGTAATATTATGTGAGGTTGTGCAAGTAGAACACATCACCCATTGGTAGTTCAATGGTAGAACAGCTTTGCGCAGATGCTAGTTCGAGTCTAGCCCGATGGGGCCAACTTGACACATATGGCTTTCTGTGTGATACTCTCTATAGAGTTCTACTGGGGGAACTCCCTGACGGCTGATTGATGTAAATAGGGGGGCATCCTGGCGACGGCTGGGCCCTGTGGCGAACACCTATCTATGAGGCAGGGGAGTTTCTTTGGGAAAAGCGGCTTGCAACCGCCTGGCCCTATAGGGGGGGGGTAATGGGTAAAACGAAATGTACGAAGAAGTATGATATGGGCTATGATGGTGAGACTGAGGTTCTTGTTACTAACTGGCCCAGAAATGTAGATGGTACTATTCCTGACGAACTTGAAATTACATGGCAAGATGATGGTGAGATAAAACATATAAGCGTTGGGAATGAGATTCTACCGGGTCGTGTATATTACAAGATGGTTGAAACCATCAACGAGCTTGTTGATGCTGTAAATGCGTTGAGCAGACTAGCTGAGGGCAATAATGATTGAGGTCGCGCTGTATTTATTGCTGTTAATTGGCGCGTTCTTTGGTACGATTGTAGGGTTAGTGGCATTTGGCATCTACGTGAACTCACCAGAAATGAGGCGGAAGCGCACAGTCAACAGGAATTTTGAGAGAATGTTTCCGGGGAATAGGGATAGTGATAATGTTTATAGATATTGCTTTGACTGGCGCAGTAGACATGCGACTGAAATAGATAATTGGAACGAATACCCAGAGGGCTTTTAGGGCTTATATAGCCCATAAGATGTGCGACAATTGCATTTGCCGATTTTGTGAGTTGGGGGGGATAATGACTACTAGCGAGTTTTGTGATGTAAATACATGCAACGTAGTATCGAGTCAAAGAGGGCACCCATTGTGGATGCGGATAGAAACAGAACGGCAATCTTGGGACATATGTCCTAGCTGTAAAGATAAAATCCTAGACGCCATTAAGTGCGCTGGGATAGACCTCGGTGAGGGATATAAAGACCGCAGACACAAAAAGGGACGGTTATCTGAAGAAACCTGGGGATAGCATGATACAAGAAGATCTGATGTGGGCAAACGAGCAAATTGTGGAGCGGATAGAGGAAATGATACCGCTTACACAACCAGCCTCGCAGATGTTTATGTTGGCGGCTCTGCGCTCATTTGCCAAATGTGAGTGGGATGGACACATTGATGCCTTTGCCAACAGCCTAGCTCACGCTTTTGCAACTGGTTACGTTTTGGGGGAGCGACACGCCCAACCGTCACCATTTAGGGGGGCCATGAATTATGAAGAGGGCGCCTAGGTTTTGTCACAAGATTTATGCGTGGCTAATGGGATACTTTTGGCTACCATGCCCATTATGTGGTGAGATGTTTGGCGGGCACGAGAGCGGCGGCTACCTAAGAACCTTACATAATCGTGGTGTATTAGTTTGTTACAAGTGTAGAGAAAGGGTAGGCAAGCTCACCCAATTGGACGGCTGATAAAAGCAATTGGTGGGGAGAAAATCAGTGGCTCATAAACACGTAATAAATGAATCTGGTGGTATTAGGATATATACGTTTTGGCACGAGCATTCCTGCCAAGAACTGAAAAATAGAAATGAAATCACCTTCTTGCGTGGATTTGGGGATGGGGAATATGGATGGTATCTCGTTCCAGGAGAATATGATGGTGATTATTTTATCCACGGCGGAGTTGGTAGAATAGTTACAGAATGTCCATATTGTGACGAGAAGATGGACATGAAAATTATTGAGGAAATGAAGCGGGGCTAGGAGGGGAAATAATGCCAAGTCAGACAATGAAAGTGATTAGACAAACAACAAACGTTGGTCCAATGAATCTCAACAATAGCGAAGTGGTTTTCGCAGACTTGTTGAATGACCAGCTTGTTGGTAAGGATGTCAGGCTTTCGTGGGACGATGCGCCAATAGAACCGCTACTTTGGTCAACCTATCCCAACTATGCACTGGTTGACAAAATCAACGAGATTATAGCTGTCATAAATAACAACCCTACAACTACTTGGCGCAACACCCAGGTAAAGCCGCTGCAACTTGGTGAACAGTATCAGATAGTTGACAAGATCAACGAACTTGTGGATATGATAAATGGATCGAAAGATACACAGGGCCCATCTGATTGCGATTCTTCTATATGGCTTGGCGGCAATTGGTATCCATATAAACCAGGTCATGTATGGCGTAACGATAGATGGGAAAAGATATAGTCCTTTGCCTTAGAGACTACAAAGGCTTTGCTGGTTGGGCCAATCAACCAGATCGGGTTGAACCTGGGCCGTTGCCCAGATGTAGACCACATCCGGCGGCGCGTGGCCGCCCAACTCCTAGGAGACCACGCAGGGTGATGGATCGGCGGACGCCGGTCGTGGTGCGCGGCCCACCATATCGGGAAACCGAAGGCCGCTTGACATCACAGATTGAGATAGCAAGGAGGAGGGGGGATAATGGGTGAGGAAGCGCTATATATCAACCACGATGATGGTGGTGCAAAATTCACAATGGGCGATCACACTACTAGATTGGACCCAGAGGGATGCTTACAGTTGGCAATCGACTTAATTAGGTGGTGTGGATATGATTCGGACTTTAGCGAATCAATTCGCCTAATCAGGAAACATGTAGATGACGTACCACATATATCCGATTTGCCACCGCTTGCTAATCAGGTGTAGCAGGAATAGAGGGGGAATAATATGAACTATCTTGTAGAGAGTGGTTTGACAATAGCTGATTTCGCTATGACTAGGATCATCATTCCTGTGACGCAATTGGTATTAGAGGCTATGCTGGTGGGCATAGAGCGCGTGAGGCATTGGCGCTATTATGTCGAATAGCGCTACATTTCTTGCATCGTTTCCGCTGCGCGGCCTGGCGATACTCTTAAGAGAGGCCGCTTGGTGAGGGGGTATGGTTGACCAGATAGAATATATAATTTACAGGGTCCTAATTCCGGGCCTTGACTTCACAGATTTGGGGAGCTATGACAAAACGCAAGTGTCCAGGTAGCAAGATTAGAAGTGGCGGTCGCGGCAGGGGGCTTGGTCGCGGTAAGGGGCGCGGCCCAATTCGGAAACGCTGAATGCAAAGAAACCCACAACGTCTTTATATCCTCTACTATTTATGGTATAAATCCAAGTGCGAATAAGACTCCCAGATCCACATATTGGTCTACGACGCGTTTTGTCAGAGATGCGTCGAATCAACGTGCTCTCTGCTGGAAGGCGATGGCGTAAAACGACGATGGCGATGACCTGTGGGGTTGACCGCGCACTGAAGGGCCAATCGGTAGTATGGGGAGCGCCAACGTTCAGCCAGGTCAATGTCGCATGGGAAGAAACTTGGAGAGCAGCATCCAGCGTAGCGAAATTCAACCGCACCAGAATGACAGCCTCTTTCCCAACTGGCGGGAGAATTATCTTCAGATCGCTGGACAAGCCGGATAACGCTAAAGGGCTCACGGCCAACTTTATCATCATCGACGAGGCCGGAAGCGTCCAGCAGATAGCATGGTATGAAGTCCTGAGACCGATGCTCATGGACACGGGCGGAGGGGCCTTGTTGATTGGGACGCCAAAGGGACGAAACTGGTTCTGGCGAGAATATATTGCGGCAAAATCGCGCGATGATAGCAGGTCATGGCAAATTCCCGTATTAGGGTGTAGGATAGAAGAAGGAAAACTCTACAGAGAACCACATCCATATGAGAGCCCGTTTATAGAATTTGACGAAATCCAGAGAATGTTCAATACCATGCCTGAGTCAACTTTCAGGCAAGAGGTGTTGGCCGAGTTCCTTGAAAGCGAGGGGGCAGTCTTTAGAAACCTGGTGGCTTGCCTACATGCCCCGCAAACGACACCAGGGCAGCATATCAACCATAGGGTTGTAGCCGGCGTTGACTGGGGCAAACAACAGGATTTTACAGCTATCAGTGTGCTGTGTGTTGATTGTAGGCAGGAATTGGAATTGGATAGATTCAATAAGATTGACTATGCCTTTCAGAGGGGTAGATTGGAAGCGTTATATCAAAAGTGGGGTGTTTCCCATATAGAAGTCGAACGAAACTCTATGGGAATTCCAATAGTCGAACAGCTTCAGAGAGATGGGCTTCCGATAGTTCCATTCGATACAACTTCCACATCAAAGATACCGCTTATTGAAAATCTTGCATTGGGATTTGAAAAAGAGGAGTGTCAGTGGTTGGATATTCTATTTGCAACCCTAGAACTTGAGGCGTATGAGCGCACCGTGACCAAGCTGGGAAGGAGCCAATACAGCGCCCCTTCTGGCTTGAATGATGACACGGTAATAGCGCGCGCGTTGGCTTTTCGCGCCGCGTTCTCGCATGTAGAATACTCTAAACCAGGAACGGTAAGGTATGTCTAATATTCCCTACGGGCTTAACGCCAAAGAACAGGTCGCTATATCTTTCAATACGTGGGTTACTGAGAAGGACAACACGCGACACGACAACTATCGCGCTTTCCGCGAATACTACGAAGGAACCCATGATACCCAACTAACTGACAGGATGCGCTCCTACCTACAAGTCAAGGTTGGCGAAGAATTCAGAGACAACTATATGCCCATTATCGTTGACGTGCTTGTCGAGAGACTTAAAATCAGGGGATTCGACGCCGGAGGCCAGGGCGAATTACTCTGGAAATGGTGGCTGTTGAATAAAATGGATCAACAGCAGGTTATCACTCACCGTTCAGCCGT